CTTTCTAATATCACCACGTTTTATTTTTTCTTTATTTTGTATCCCACTTATGTTTACACCTGTTTTTTTAGGTAATAAATCGCTATTACCTAAATTATAATAACCCATAGAATCTTTTAATGGTATGTCGAGCTCGATAGAAGCTCTAGAAACACCGTTTATTGTTATTCCAGTCCAAACATCCGTATACATAGTATGAAGGTTTGTAGAGGTCGTAGGAACCGTTATATTGATACTATAAACACCCAAGGTTACATGAGTAACCGCTGTTGATGTGTAAGCGGAAAAAATATCACCGTTTTGGTCATAGACATTAACACTAGGGTTAGAATCTAAGTTTGTTGGATTACCACCTAAATTAACATATAAATAAAGTTTATTTGGTTTATCTAAAAAGAAATTATTTCTATCGTCATTTATGTGGTTAGAATAGATAGTTTCGACATATGGTTCAAAAAAAGTTTGTGTATTGTTGGTGAAAAAACCAACATATTGTGGAACTGTTGTGTTCATTATTTCAAAACCCCTACTAAAAGCTATTCCCAAACCATAGTTTGTATCTCCAGTAAGGACTCCATTAACATAATCAGTAATGTCCATTTCAATGTTTTCATTACCTTTATCAAAGTGTTGAGTAGTTACAGTTATTGCCGAAGAACTTCCAGAGAAAACACCTGTTCCGTTTACCCAAGCAACACCTGTTTGGGCATCAACCCAGTTAGATGCTCCATTATAGTACGCTGCGTCTCCAATATTTACAATAGGTATTTCATAATCATAACCAACACCATTATCCCATATCTGATTTATTTTAAAAAGAGTTAAATCAAAAGATGTTGTTCTCTCTTTGCTACCCATAGAAGTATTTAATAATTCTTTATCAAACGAACCAGTATTTGTTAATCTAAGAGTATGAGTTAATTTGGACAAATCAGTAAAGGTTCCACCAGTATATAGGGCTTTTATTCTAGTTTCATCAAAATGAAAAAGAAATCTACTATATTTTTCTTCTCCTATAGCACCCCCATAAAAAAGTTCTGCTATAGGATTTAATCCAGTGTTAACGTCTGAATTACTTACAATTGTATTGTTTTTATCGAAATATGTTCTTAGGACCATTTCTTATCTAATGTGTTTACTATAAATATCATAGAATTTTAATTAATTCTAATGTTTTTAGATAACATTGATTTTTCTAAGTCGTCAGCTTTTGATTTGAACGCAGCTATTGCTTGTTTATTACCAGAACTAGTTAAATCTGTTGCTGGGTTGCCACTACCATTATGTACGTGATTTAATAAAGCATCTTTTAATAATCTTAAATATTCTAACAATACATCACCAAAAGGTAGTTGATGGGCCTCATCTAATATTTTTGCTAATTCATCATCACTAATTAAATTATCTTGATTAGTTACATTGAATCTTGGTGAACCGTCTTTATGTGTTATTAGATTTATTTTATTTGAGACTATATTGGTTACTGTTCCAAAACTTTGTTTTTCAGAGTTACTAGGGCTTACAACAACGTTGTTTTTTATCTGAATAAAACCTTGAGTTTCTGAGTTAAATTTAAATGAAAATGGGTTATTTGTTGATGGTTTAGATTGTGTAAATTTACCAGCTCTTATTACTATTTCATTTTTTTTCTGTGTAATATCAGTATTATCTCTACCTTGAACTGATATATCGTCTTTTGATGGGTACAATCCTTTTAGTTCTGGAATTGTACTTGGAGATACATCAGGTAATTGTGAAGCAAATGAAAAACCTCTTAATGCAGTAAAATAGTATGGGTCAAAATCTAATTTTTGCGGTTGCGAAATAATTGGACCGATGTACATTCTATCTGAATGTTCTCTATCTTTACCAAAGGTAAAAATAAATACTGCTTCTTTTTCTTTTGGAGTCGAGAAAAAATATTTTGGAATAAAAGGGAAACACCAAGGTAAATCGTTATCTAGAACCCCGTCATCACCACCTTTATTTCTAGGACCTTTTATTCTAACTTTTATTCGTCCTAAATAGTTTGGGTCATCGACTGAAATAACTTCACCAACTTTTAAAACGTGAGAAGCGATTAAGTTATCCAATAGATTATTAACACCCCTATTGGTTTTTAGTTTACCATCATTCATGATTTATTCGCCTTTTAATCTTTTTTGTATTATTTTAGATGCTACATCAAATTTCATTTCTAACCCTACTAATAAATCGTAATCTTTTAACATTTTTAATTTTAAAGCTTCATGGTCAGCTTGTAATTGTTTTATTTCAAACAATATTTCATTGGTTGTTTTTTGTTCTAGTTCTTTCATGATTATCGTATTATTCCATCACCAATAGCCATAGCAACAGTTGCGCCTTGAGAAATAACTGGTGCTCCAAGATTTCCAATACCAACGGTTTTTACTGCAACTCCGGGAGGAATCACAACATCAACCTTTGCTTCATTTAAAATCATATTAACTATTTGTTGTACTCTTATTAATTCCATAGCCTCTTCAACATTAGGGCCATCAGCAAATACATCACCAACAACCCTACCAGCATCTGATTGTCTACTTATTATATCAGCAGCAAGCCCTTGTGATGACATACCAGACCTTAACTTAGCTCCAGTCATTATCAATGGTGGTGGTAATGGTTCGCTAGGTGTTTCTGGTACTGAAAATGCACTTAAAATAATATTTAAAATACCGTTTATTGACCTTAAATTAAAGCCAGACGATTGTATCGGTTTATTTTCTGCCATTATAAGTTATCTGTTATTCTTTTTATCGTATCTATAGGTACACCTATAAGAGTTTGTAATTGAGCCAACTTTAAAGTTGCTTTTTCTTTTTGTTTTTTAATAACTGCTTGAGCTACTAATCTTTCTATTTCTTTTAACGCAACAGCTAAAAGGATTCTAATTATTTCTTCGCTTATCCTTTTCATTATGTTATTCATTAAATTTTTATTCTTTTTAATAAAATCCACAGCATCTGTAAATGTAGCTGTTTCACCGTAAATTATTTTATAGTTTATTATAAAGGAAAATATAACTTTTGGTGATAAAACCGTACTTATAATTCCTTTGATGATATTATTTATTATTTGTTGAATAAAATTTAATTTAACTGATGGTATATCTACACTATTTCTAATATTAGAAACGCTATTTGTTGCCATATTATTCAAACCATTACTTATCGCTTCTTTTTTTTCTGTAGAAGTCGTTGAAGTTAGTAGATTATCAGTAAAATCAGTTAGTGATGTAATAGGTACTGTTGAAGGAATCTGAGTTGATAAATTAACTGTTGCTATACCTAAATTTCTATTTGTTGCGTCTAATTGTTGCTTATATGTTTCGTCATTGGTAAATGAAAAAGCTGAATCAGGTATAGCATTGTCATTAAAATTATTTACCATTTTATCAACAATACCATTTATTTTGGCTTCGTTTTCTAACTGCTTAATACTTTTACCTATTGTAGAAGAAATGGAACCATAGATAATATCCATTACTTGATTTAAGATGTTATCAGTTTTGAATAGTGTTAAACTATTGATGAAATCATTATTTAAATCAGTGAGCGTTTTATTATCGTAAGTTATGGTTGAATTTATTGTTAATGTGTTATTAGGTATAGTTCCAACACCTTGTGAATTGAATGTAATGGTAAAGATACCATTCCAATTATAGGTTACACCATCATCTTGTATAACACCATATAGAAACGTGTTAAAATCGGTGCTTTCAGTAAGGTCTGGTGTTATATCACTATATAGTAATCGACCACCAATTGAATTGGGGTCAATTCTTAATATATCTAAAAAATCTATTTTAGAAACTTCAATGTTTATTCCAGCACCAGTTGATTGAATCCAAGATGGGAGTTGTGGGTCAACCCCACAACTAACAATAGTTTTAAGTTCTACTTTTAACGCATTTTTGACTTCTTTTTCAATTTTTGTTAATGAATTAGTTAATATATCAATCACCGATGAAACCAAAGCTTCATAACCTATTAATGATTTTATCAAATCAGATAAAAAACTTATAGAATTACCCCCATTGTTTATTGATTCAAAAGAAGAACTCAATTTCAATTGAGGTAATCCTTCTGTTAGGGTTTTTGCTGCCGCTATTTTTCCAAAAACTTTTTTCTTTTTATCTACTGGTGATGACATAATTATTCTAATTCATTATCAATATCTTGATTTTCCATCATTTTTCTAATTTTTTTGAAATCAGAAATAGTGGCACCTTCACCGCCTCTTTCAGAAATAGCGGCATCAATGTCTCCACGATTTTTAATTATGTCGCTTTGTAATTTAGCGATTTCTAATTTAATTTTAATCGCAGAGTCTTTTATTTTTAATAGACCACCTTTTTCTTTGGCGATTTTAGTTAAATCATCAACATCAGCTGGTATTGCAGCGTTATGTAATTCATTAATAGTTTTTTGAGCGTCATTAATGTTTAGACAAGCATCGTTATAGGTTTCCTGTAGTAATGACTCTAAAGAATCATTATTATTTACTTTTACTTCTTGTTTTTTTTTGCGAGGCATATTGTAAGTTGTTAAATATTTGTTATATACCTATAAATACTTTAAAAAATGGTTTTTTTTATAAACCATGTTTTTTAAGAACCCCATAAAGAAGTTTGTATCTCTTTATGGCCATTCGTATATCTTTGGTGGATAAATTAGTATAATTCCTCATTGTTTCTAATACTGAATTTTTATTGTATTTAGAACCACCTTCCATCGACTCAAAAGCTTTTTCCCAGTTTTCTAATATTTCTATAAGAGCATAGCCGACTTTTCTTTCATTTTCGTTTAATCGTTTTTTGGGTGGTAGATTTTCATCGTTCAATTCATCTTTTATACCATCGGTGATTTTAATAATAAAATCATCAACAGAAAATTCATCGCTATCTATCTCATAACTTAAATCTTCTCGTTCTTTTACTGTTTCAGAAATATCTTCATATGAAGAATTCTGTTTCATATATTTTGTGTCTTTAATAAGTAACCCTACAATGTAGTTTCTACATATTGTTCCAAAATATGAATAAGCTTTTTTACCTTTACCACTTTCGAATTTTTCTACTTTAGTTATTAAGAAAGAGGCGGTGTCTTTATGAAGTTCTTCAAAAGACACCCCTTTTCTATATAATTTGTACCTTCTAATTATCGATTCTATCATTTTATCGAGTGGTGCTTTTAACCACTCATTAAAAATTAGATTCCTTTCTTTTTCGTTTGTTGTTTCTAAAAATTTAATTACGGCTTCTTCTTCTTCTGGACCAAAGTACATTGTGTTTTTACTTTTTCGTCCTCTTTTTGTAGCCATTTAAACATTTTCCGATTCATACGTTAGTGCTCTATCTTTAGAAAAATAGTATTCTTTTTTAGCTTGTGCTAACCACCATCTAGCTTCCGTAGGGTCTAAATTTTCTTTATAAGTTGCGAACAAAGAACCAGCTCGTTGATTTGTGTGTTTGTATCCGAATCTTGGGATTACCATCGTCTTAACTGCTTTAAATGTCATTCTAAGTAAGAATTCGTAAATAAAGGTTAATTTAATATTTGACTTAAAACCACCAAATTCATCATAAACAGATTTTTTCATAACCATACCGTCTACGTTAAAATTTTGATAAGCTAATAAAGAGTTATTATCTAAAATACCTAACTCATCAGAAAAACTTTGAGCCCAGACAGCTTCATTGGTTAACCCAATAAATTGTCCAACATTATCAACATCAATAACAATTGGTAAGAATATTTCAACATCGCTATGTGCAGCTCTATATTCAACTACATTTTTAAACCATATGTTGGCGTATTCATCATCAAATTCTAAAAAGGAAAACCATTCAGACTTACATGATTCTACACCAAGATTTATTTGTGACGCAAAATCTGTTTCTCCATCGTTTTCAATAATGCTAATTGAAGATTTATAATCCCCATAATCAAAATTTTTAATAAAGGTATGAGTTTCACTACCTTTTGGAACTACGATAACTAGTTCATCTGGTTTTACTATCTGTTCTCTAACACTTTGTACTGCATTAGAAAATAGTGTTTTTGTTTCTTCAGTTAATTCATGCACTGGCATAATAACCGAAATGTTTGTTTTGTTTTTATTCATAATTAGTTAGAATTAGTTTCATTTAATGATTCTTCTTGAACTTTCAAATTTGTTAACATTGTGTTAAATTCAATTTTTCTATTTTCAATCAACCCAAAATAAACTTGAGTTAGACTTTCTTTTTGTTTTTCTGGAGTATATTGACCTTTACTATCCTCAATACCTTGAATCAAATCAGATGGGACACTATCTTCTAACCATACTTTAATGTACGTTGCTATCAATTCAGGTATGTTAATTGTTGTGTTGGTCCAAACACCATT